GATCAACATTGTCAGTGCCAGTGGTCTCCACAAATACCCTAGTCCCGCCTACCTTTCTCTCCCCATAAATGACAGGGATAGGAGCGATATTGCTCTGTTTGTTGAGAAGTGTCCCCTGACTTTTTTCATCGTGATCCTCGATCTCTGGAATGTCTACAAACCAAGAGACAATCTCCTCGAAAATATCCCCGATCCAGCTAAACAAACCCATTAGATGCGCCCCCACTTGATGTCAGTGACAGACATGGCCGAGAACTCAAACCCCTCATCAGTTGAGAAGAATAGCTTTTGAGAGTTGGGGTTGGTTTTCCGTCCTGACTTCTTTCGGAAGTCTGCCCAATGCGAGGCGATAGAAACTGTAATGGTAGAACTGTCCCCTGAGTCTGAAATAGAGTAGCCATCGATCCTGCCGTCATATATCAGAACAGGGTTGCCAATAATCGCACCGTTTGAATCCAAGAATGCGCGATAAGCCAAGAACTGTTTGCCAATATACTGACCACTGCTCAACTCGTTTGAGTGGGTACTCCCAACTGATGAGAGCATCATGGATACACTCCCCACTCTCACGTCAGACGACTCATTCACTGGATCAAAATCAAGAAAGTAATCACTCGATGTATAGGTGTTGCTGTTATAGACAAGATCATGACTAGAATCCGTCAGACGATGAACCGTTGAGAGAAGCGAGAACTCCACAAGCAGACAGGTAGTGAACGAGTCCTTCGCTATCTCTGTCTTTACATCGGCATGGAGTGATCTGGTCATAATGCCTCAATGAAATCCACTTCGTATTCAATCAAGGAGTCTACCCTTAAATCGTATGACTGAACATCATTCTTCAGCCTCACCTTTACAGGTACATCATCATAAGTGATCCCCTCATTATCAACCAATGCGGCTCTAAGCGGAGGCTCAATCGTAATGCTAGTGGTATTTCCAGTAGTCTCAGTATGAGCCACAACCATATAAACCTTGTCATGATTAGCAAACTTGACTAAATCACCCTCAACAATAGTTCCTGTAATTCCATCAACTGTAACCACAGTGCCGCCTGCTGTGTAACCACTGCCATTATTCACCGCCAAAGTCCCTGATGCTGTGCCTCTAGCGTCCTCAATAATGGGAACGGTCACTGTAAAGGTGTTCTTCTGCCCTCTCTGCTGCATGATGAAAGCATAGACAGGCATGAAATCTGCTCTGGTCATTGGAGGATATTTTGCACTGAACGCCCACCTCTGCCCTGCAATCTGGCGGGCCTGAGTACGTCCATTGACCGCCTCAGAGATCAGTGTGGGGCTGATGCTCTCAAACCCTACGCTCTGGAATATCGGAGTCTCTGGATAGCTCATGCTGTAACTCCTACCATTCCACGGTCATTCATCGCTCTGTTGACCATATTCACAATCATCCCTCTTCTGGATTGCAGAAGCTCATCAAATCCTGTTGCATCAACAGTAGTGATATTGAAATTGATGGTCTTGCCTCCATTGCCGTTAGGCTCAATCCTGCCGGACGCATGAGGAACGAACGTCTCTTGCCCTTGCTCTCCTACAGTAACAGGCTCCCCTGCGTTTACAGATCCTCCGAAACGCCTAAAGGATTGCGCCTTGATTGATGCCACATTAGCTAATCCAGCAGCAATTTGCCCCGCTGCCGCAATGAAGCTCCAAGGTGGAGGATAGGAAGCCAGAGCCTTATTAGCGCCAGCATAAGTGTCCATGATTGCATTAGCAATATTGACCTTTTTCATGATCCTGAACAGCTTTTGATTATGTTGAGCTAAGGCATTAAAGCCATCCATGAGCTGTGCTTTTGAATCTTTTTGAGCAGCTTTTTCAATGTTGGCCATCGCTGTGGCATGGTGCTCCTTAGTAATCGCCTCTTTCGTTAGATATTCATCCAATATCTCTTTCTTGCGCTGCAAGGAGTCTTTGTACTCGTCTTCTTCTGTGATCAGGTTGGCCACAACCTTCTCCCTTGCGTCACGATCAGCTTTCTCTTGCTTGCTGAGAAGAGCCTGAATCCTTTTCTGCGCTTCAGACAAACCCTCTGTGGTTTTCTGCCTATCGGCTGCCTTGTCCTCTTCCCGCTGCTTATCTCGGAGGGATCTCTGTTTCTCTATTCCGGCTTCAAGTGTAGCTATCAGAGCTTCTACCCTTTTCCTTGCTTCTCCCGCAGCTCCGCCCGTGTTAGCCGGAACAATTAGCTCGGGTAAAATTAGCTCGGGTAAAGAAACGCTGTCTTCAGTATCCCATTCTAGTTTCCCCAGTGGGATCACGCTCTCTAAAGCATTGCCTAGCTTATCAACCAGCGCTGCTGCAACTCCAATCGCTAGAACACCCTTTTTACCTAACAGGAACGCTCCAACAACGCCCGCTGATTGCACCCAAGTTGGTAACTCCTTGAACATATCCCACATGCTTTTCAAGCCACCAGTGATGTAATCCAAAGGCCCCGCTATTACGTCATAAATACTGGCTGATCCAATCAAAACGGCCTTAACTATATCAACCATAGAGTCGCCAGCAGAAATTGCTAGATCTCTCCATGCGTCCTCTGAATCTCCTAATGAAGCATCCATAGCCTTAACCCCCTCCTTAACAAACAGGAAGAGGTCAGACTCATTGAGCATTACATTCTGGAACTGGAAAAACTTGTCTCCCATCATGGAGAGAACGCCATCCATAGTGTTGGCAAGATCGCTTGCAGCACCTTTCACGACTGTAGTGCCGTTAACAAACGCCTCTTCTATGTGTTTTCTGGACTCATCAGCAGAATATTGGACTCCGGCCTCGAACCCTAGCATTGCTCTTACGCCTTTCTCCCTAAAGAGATCAGCAGATGCTATGCCTCCAGACCATACGCGCTGCAACTGTTGAGCTGTATCTTCAAAGCTCAGTCCTGTAGCGGCAGATATGTCCCCTGTGTACTCTAGGAGCTTATTCAGCTCCTCAGTGTCATCAGTTAGGGTAGCCAGTATAGGGGCAGACCTAGCAATCTCATCTAGGCCGAATGGAACGTCTGAGGCGTATTTGGATAATCCCTCGAAAGCCTTAGCACCTTTGTCAGCGCTCTTGAACAGGATGTTCATCTGCACCTTGATGCGCTCAATCTCTCTACCTGTACGCATCAGCCCCCTGAGAGCAACACCAGCACCAAGAGTTAGAAACGCGGAGCGTAAGCTAAATATCTGCTTTTCCAGTTTACCGACATTTCCGCTAACACTCCGAAAAGCGCCTTTGGTCTTATCGAGGGCTATCAGCCTGATTTTTACATCTTCGTTAGGCATCTTTTTTCCCGTTCTGAATTTCTAAATAATCCATCCAGCCCTCAAACTCCTCTTCTGTGATATCGCCCAATTCTGCAACTGTTTTATGCAACCGATCAGCAAGAGCATACATCACATACAATCGCTGATCGTTTTTTAGTTTGGGGTTTCGTTACTCCCCATCTCCGTCACAATCCTAGTTACGACATCAGGGTCAACACCATTCATCAGGCTGACCTTATCTGAGAGATCAAACATCTTCTCTCCCGCTTTGTTCTCGGCTTTCAGAATCAATGCACGAACTATGAATTCATGCGTATCCTCTCCGGCCATCTTCATCAGCTTTTTCCTGTCATTCAATGTGAATGGTGACGAATAAATAATTACCGGCCTATCTTTATCATCCAACCACTCAAGCACTTCAATCTCTTTGCGCTCAATGTCAGAAAAGTGCTGCTTCGCTATATCCAATACATCCATCTGTTATCTCCGTTAATAACACCGTCAAATAATGTGGGGGCAGAGAGTGACGGAATACTCCTTTTCGGGGATGACCCTAGCCCACACAACTTATTAGACTACCGTTCCCCAAGTGACAGCGCCATTAGCTTCAAATGAGAATGATTGTTCTACCATTCCATCAAAAGATGCTGATTTGCTGACAGAAGTAACAATTGCAGAACAGGTGGCATAAGTATCACCGGTATCCACGCCCTCTGGATACAAATTTAGCGTGACAGCACTACCGGCAGTCATGGCGCTCTGAGCAGTATCTCCCTCATCCCAGTAGCAATTAACAGAGCCAGATGCAGAAGTAAGCCCAGCTTGCTTGGTGCGAGCTGAGTCGCCCATGCTAGTGTCCTCAATAACATCTGCCGTTTCTTCAAGGCTCCAATCGCGTACTTCTGCAACAGTATCAGAGCCGACCTTTACAACTCCCTCGGAGCCTTTATGATTCGCCATTTTCAGTTACCTCTTTCTCTTTGGTTGTGTCCTTAACGGACGGTTTGTCCTTTTTGGACGGTTTAGCAGATGGTTCTACCCATCCAAAATTCTTCATATTCTCAATTTGTGAAGGATGGCAATCCACCTCTCCACCTTTAGGATGCACTAGCTTCATGTAACACCTCTTGTAAAGTCGTAGACAACCTGTATGGTCATCGTAATTCCACCAATAGGAGCTAACGCCCCCTCATCAGTACCAATATCTGTAATCTGTGTATCCAAAGCATTACCGCCTCTAGTTCTGTCTGAATCAAGAGCCTCTTCAATAGCCTCTATCAATTCATTCCGATCTGTATCAATAGAACTACCCTTAACAACCCCCACCAATTGATAGCTAATAACGCCTCTGCGCTTTGTAGAAGCACCCTCAATGGTTGAATCCTCTCTGCTCTCATCCCCTGATTGAATCCATACAGCAGGATATTGAGCATTACTCAACCTCTCAAATTCGAAAGGCTCTCTTGTAACCAATCTTAAAGCTACAGGGCTAGTCATATCATCAAGAGTAGTGATGATGTTTGCAGCGATATTCTCTCTTGCGCTCATTTAACTGCTCTCTTGAAATCAGCAACAAAGAAACGCCTGAATTCACTGCTAATCTTGCTGCGTTCTCTTGATGAGAAACCCCACCAATAACGCTGATTATTAGTGTGAAAGACCTTCAGCTTCTCAGAGGCTCGATCAGGAGCAATTACAGACCATATCCGCTTGCCGCTAATCTTCGCCTTAAATGGAGCAATCGATCCAAGCATATCGTTATGTACGGTCAGATTCACAACGCCAGAACTATCTCCGCCAAATCCCCTGCGGCTTCTAGTGCTTTTCCATCCAGCCCTCTTCATCGCTGCATATCGCGCAGAGTACGGCCTCAACGCCCCATCAACTCCATAACCCTTGCTAGTCCTGTCCACCAATAACTCAGACGCATTTGCGGTAGCCTTGTTTAAAGCGCCTGCAACAATATGAGGAGTCGTCCTGACTGCCTTATCGAGCATCTTATTCAAATGTTTGGTGTCCAGTGATACTGATATGTTCATCTGTACAGCCTTCCGTGATGAACAGGTTTCTTCTCAGAGATAGAAACAGAAGAATCCTCATTGGTGTCATACTCAACGCCATCTTTAAGGATCGC